CAATTTTCTGTTCCTGTTATACTAAATTCAGTCCAATCATTAATTTTATTGGTTTGTATGTAAGTAGCTAACCAATCACTAGTAACGCAATCAAAACTTTTTCTAAACGTACTAGCTATTGTATCATTACTATTAGTTCTAGGTTTTGTTGTTCCGTAATTACCTCCATTTTTATAAACTTGTGGAGGAACAAAAGGAAATCTATTTTTTACAGCATATTCAAAATTATTTGTAGGTGCTGATAAAGGCGAACTTGCAGACATACTAACCCAAGAATCTTCAAATGCCGGATCAGTAACATTCGGTGTAGTGTTTCCTCTTATAAACCATTCAAATCTATTGGGAAATGCATTACCCGAATTTGATATAAATTCAACTTCATAATCAGCTTCAGCCAATTCAAAATTACCTGTTTGAGATGTATATCCGGGTGAATATGGGTATAAACCAAATAATGCCCCACCTTCCCAACCACCACCAAAAACATATTCATTTATGTATTGTTGATTAGGGTAACTTGGATAAGCACTATATGTTATCGTACCACTTGTCCACCAAGGTATTCCATTTTCTTTTATATTTATTGTAAACTGCTGAGTATTGGTGCCATCGGGTGTAAGTCTAACCGTTAATTGCCCTTGTCTTAATTGTAAATTAGGAACACCAAAAGCCTCTGCATTTATTCTTAAAATACTTTTTTTAATCATTGAGGTTGTATATACCAATGATCTACCAAAACCGGTTTCACTTGTAACACTACCGTCAAAGTAAGATAATTTTGGACTAAACATAACGGAAATAGCCTCATCTGAAACTAAACTTCTACCCAATGGACGAGCCTTAACTTCTGCTCTTACTCCTGTTATCTTTGAACTATCAATATCGCATCCGTGAGAAACAGGATAATATAAATGCGGATCGCAATAATCCACAACTAATGCACTAGCACTTAAATCAGCCTCAATAAACGATTTTGATAAATCTCTTGATTCACCTAATACCTCATCACTTTTTAAAACAACTGCTTCTTGAATATTAGATCCACTTGGCTCCCATTCAGTAAATAAATATGTACCCGATGGATCATCTCCACCTAAATCTCTTACTGAATCAATGGTTGTTTTAGTAACCATATTATGATCAAACTTATGCTTTACAATAATTTCTTTTAACGGATATTGAATAGTCATAGTTGATGCGCCATCTATTTGTAATAGATTTATGTTTCTTGATACATCATCAGAACTAGTGTATGTTTGTGTATTTGTTATGTAATTTGTTTCTGTTGTACTACCGGTAATCCAATTACTTCTTTTTAAAAGAACGGGAATTGGGGAAAGAGTAAAGTCAGAAATTTTAATTACACACCAATCGCCATCTCTCTGATAAATTGTTGCGCCAATAGATTTTAAAACCATTTGCAAAACTTCTTCCATATTCATGGAATTGGATTCACCATTTAAAAAAGTTTGATGATGAACCCTTGCTCTAGTAGGGAAAAGAGTTGGAACATCTGAGTTTTCTGAATTACTAACATTTATACAATAAAAAACATCATTTAAAACCCCCGTATTATAAATACATTTTTCAACAACATCAACTATATTATGATAACCATACCTATCATTTAATAAATTTGAAGTAGCTTGAAATACATCTACATTATCAAAATAAAGTATATTTTTTAATAAATGCAATCCATCATATGCTCTTATTGATATAGGATAAGGGGGCGATGCAAATGGTTCTGAGAATAATTGTGAGCCAATCCATCCTTGCCAAAATAAAACATTATCTTTTTTAAGTGTTACTTTAAATGCATCACTTTCTGCTGCAAATAAATCAGAAAAATCATCAGATAAACTTTCCTTATAAAAAGAAATATCTAAATAACTTGATCTAAATGGAGATAACATATCATCATCAACTAAATTATAATTAAGTTTAATAGGACTTCCCGTTCCTTTCAATGTTACTTGATTATCTAATATAGCAGCAGAATTATTTGCTACTTGTACTGCTATTTTTTGAACAATATTAGTACCCGTTGGTGCAGTATTAGTAGTTCCTCCATTTACTCCAACATAATAATCATACCCAATTACTTGTGAGGGTATTCCTTCAAGAACACCCGATGCCAAAATACCATTAGATGTAGTACCACCACTAGCTATGGCTATAGTTGCTATACCCGTACTTGGCATACTACTACTTACAGATGCTTTTGATCTTACAACTTCACCCGATACAACTCTTACGGGATCAAATTGATTTATATTTTCACCACTATTATTAATTGCACCAACAGTAACGTTATCATTTGTTGTTTCAGATACTTTTTTATTTATTTCAAGTTTATAAGTATTAAACTCATCCTTAATAATATCATCAAACTCTAATGTATATTTTTTTTCATATATAGCCATACTTTATCCTCCTATTGTTCCTTGAAATCTATTAGTTCTATTAATTGCAGTTACTAAGTCATTACCGGCTAATCTAAATACTTGCTCTCCTTGTATTGCATTCATAAAGTCTTCAAATGTACCTCCATTTCCTCCCATTCCATCATTACCGTTACCTCCTGTACCATTTACACCAAGTCCCGCCTCACCTTTAATTGATTTTCCTGTAGCACCTAAAATTGCAGCACCTCCTCCCATAACTGCAGCAGCCTTGAGATAACCCACTCCCTCTGCTGCCAACTTAGGCTTGGCTGCAAATGTTCCGGCTATAAGTAAAGCAGTTCCAAGAATACCATAATACATTGCTTGGGCAGCTAAATCAGCGGATTGTGCTATTAATGTTCGTTTTGTTGCAAGTCTAAGGGCATCAACAAACTTTTTATTACCATTAAGAGTTTCGCTTATTGCACTCGCAAAACCACCACTTAATCCCGCAGATAAATCTAAACCCATTTGCTTAACTCCATTAACAAAATCAAATCTAAGATTATCAAAAACTTCTATTGTACCCTTAAGCGTTTTTTCAAATAATGTTCTTTGCTCTAAAAATCCTGTATTATCAAAAATACCTTCCCAATTAAATATTCTTTCTTTTCCTTCTGAAATTTCTTTTGGTATTAACTCATCAAGTTTTATCTCTTCTACCTCTAATAATTTATCACCTCCTTTTTTCATTAAAGTTGGTGCTTCTTTGGAGGCTGTTTTTCTAGCAATTGCTGCTTGTATTCTAGCTAATATTTTTTCTTGCCTTTTATATACTTCTTCGGTTATTATACCGTTTCTGTATTGCATTGCCATTTCATTGGTAATGCCACTATGAAGTTTTTCTTGATCAAGTAAATCACGATACTTTAATTTATCAATAGCTTCTAAATCTTTCTTAAACTTTAGTTCATCATGAAGTGATTCTATTCTTTTTTCTGACTCTTTGGTTATAGTTTCAAGTATAGTTTTTTGCTCTTTTTCTTGATCTCCTATCTTTTCATTAATTGCTTTTAATTGATTAGATAAATAAACTTGTAATTTTGCCGTATCCGCATTAGTAACACCAACCGTTTGAATAGTTTTAAATAAATCAAGTATTGCACGATAATTTTCATATTCCTCTCTACCTAATGCATTTAATACTCTTTGATGTTCGGGTTGTTTTTCTAAGTTTTTTAAATATTCTTTACTTAAACCTAGTATTTCATCTCTATTGTCAGCTATTGCTCTAATAAATTTTAATTCATCATCAGTACCAAGAATTTTTCTTAAACGTGTAACACTATCAACAATATCTTGAATATCATCATTAGCATCACTTATGACAGTATCTGCAATTGATACAATAAAACTAGCAAGAGGTTTTAATGCTTCACCTATGTTTTCTTTAAGTTTTAAAAAATTACCCTCTAATGACTTTATTTGCCCCGCATATGTAAATACTGCTCTTTGTGCATCACCTATAATACCCGCACTAGTCATGGCTCTCTGTATTACATTTAATCTAGCTTGAGTTTTAATTACTTCATTAGTGTTTTGTACTGTGGTTTTTAAACCCATGTTGTACAATTCCTGTTGAAGAGCAGTTTGCTTTAAGTTTATACCGTACTGATCAAGTACTTCGGGAGAACCCGCTAATGCTGCAATAAATCTTTTTTGTGCATTTGTATCTTGTATACCAAAAAAACTTGCCAAATCTAAAGACAATAATTGCATACTTACGGAAAGATTAGCAGCCTCTTTTGAGGCAAAACCTAAACCTTTAAAAAACGCATTAAAAGATATTGCACCTTTTTTTAAGCTAGTAGTAGATCTACCTATTTGATCAGCTACTTGATTTAAATTATCTTCAACGCTTCCCGCTAAATCACTAAAAGTTCTTTCAAAACTTCTATTTACTGTTTCTAATTCAGCAGCAGTATTAACTAAATCTTTACCAATGTTGAATATTCTTGAGGCGGCATATGCACCACCTACTGCACTAAAAACACCACTGAGTTTTTTTAAACTCGATTGCATTCTATTTAAACCATTAGTAAACCCTTTAGTGTCTGCTATGGTTTTTATTATTAACCTTTGTTCATCAGCCATAATACAAATTTAATTAATATTAAATAGGTAATTCTACCGCTTTTCCTAGGACATCATCTATCTCTTTTTGGGAGGGAAACTCAACTTTTTTCTTATTTTCTTTATCGTGAGGTAATTGAAATAAATCCTTTGGCTTAATTACCTTCTTTCTGCCCATAGAGCAATTAGCTACCATTGTGGATTGGTACCTTATTCTATCCCAATCTTGATTTTGTAGATATACATGGGATTCTAACAACCTAATAAAATCTGCCCAAGTCAATAACCAAAAAACTTCGGGCATTATACCCAAAGTTCCTATTGCTTGATCTAAAATATCTTCAAAAGTTGTTAATTTTTTTTTAAAGTATTCTCATCAGTTGCCTCAACAACATTCCTTGAAACGCCATTATTAGAATCATTTTTCAATGATCTAGATGCAAACATTGTATTTGTAGCTAATTCAGCATCTTTAGGACTTATATCTATAATCCAATCGTAAAAATCATGTATATCATAATCTATATTATTATTATGCTTTTCATCGTAGGCAATAGATGCCGAATAAAGCAACCAACAAAACGCTTTTTCTTGTTGTCTGCCGGTTAACACATCTCCTATTTGGCTAATATCAATATCCATACCTTCACAAAAAATTGCATAAGTATTCATATTAAATATTAATCCTCTTTTCTTGCCATCAAGATTAATGATACAAGTACCTCTGTGTTTGTTTGTTGCCATAAAAATTAATTAATTAGTTATTTAATTATGTTGGATATGTTGGAGGAGTACTTGATCCAAGAGCCAATACACTTGTTCCCTGTAATGAACCACTAAAACTAACAGGCTGCTCTGCTTCAGCACTTTCTTCTAAAGAAGTAATAAAAGCATCACCATACCAATAAGAACCACCTTTGCCCCAAGCAATTTTTAGCTTATCTCCGTTTTTAAAGTAATCCCATAAAGGTAGAATGTTTATAGCAGTATTTGGATCCGCTGATGTTACATCCAAGTCAACCAATGCTTCAAAATCTACTGTCCAAGATTTCATTAAAGAAAGTGATTCACTCCACCCGCTAGAATCTTTAGTTGACACATCACCCATTTCAGCAGCTAATGAAATACTAGCAGATTTAGATAATCCTATTGCTATCCATGTGGGTGTTGTTCCTCCTACTTTTACTGAGGGGATATATAATGTTAATTCTGTTCCGTTAATTGCAGCCATTTTTTAATATTTTACTCAAAGATAAATAAAAAATACATAAAGTATTATGATGCTATTCCTGTAATAGTAAAATCAGCATTATAAAACATAACACCTTCATTGTTGGCTGCTAAAGCATAATTATTTACTCTACACATACCACTAAAAAGAGTATAGTTTGAATTGCTTATTATATCAAATCTAACCTTTTCTCTTGTTATTAATAACTCATCTAAAGTAGCTGATGGATTTGGTTCTATAGCACCATCCTCCCAATCTACATTAAATAATTCCCAAAAATAATCTGTTGTGTTCCAAAATTGAGTACTTCTATCAAAAGTAAGTAAGCCTTCAACAGAAAAACTGCCCGACTTATAACCCATCATAAACTCTTTCCAACCACTTACTTGAGTAGAAAAAGTAACATCATCCCAATTTAAATTAGCTGATTCCCAATTTAAGTTTGCAGTTTCCCAATAGTAACTATCCCCAACAATCCTTTCGCTTGGTATCTTATAACTTGCATCAACCGCATCCCCACTAAATCCAATAGAATGAGATTTTGAAAGTAAAAGTTTATCATTATCAATATATAAAACAAATAATGTACCATTAAGCATCGCTTAAAACATTTGCTTCAAAAACTACGGTTTTAGTAAAGTATTCATACTGCCCATCATCATCTTCTAAATACCTTTGATTAGTTTGTTTAAACATATACATAGTATCAGCACCAAAGTCAGATGTCGCATTCCTTAATCTTATTGTTTGCAGAATTGAATTTGCTATATCATCGCAATCATCCTGTCCTCCATAATTTAAAGGAAATTTAGTGTGTACTTGGACTTGCACCTCATACACACCTCCAAACCTATCTTTTAAGGAATCATCAACCATTCCTGTTGCCTGTACCACAATGTAAGGATAAGATGTTTCATCAGTAGCTTTATTAACAACTGTAACACCACTTCCATCATGAGTTATGTTACCATCTAACAACCCATAAATATATGCCCTTACATTTTTAGTACTATCATTCATATTCTTCTAATCCCTCAAGATATTTGTCCCATAAAATCAAGAAACTTGGCTTTAATATGAGATGTTTTATATCCTCAACTTTAATTTTATCCTTAATTAAACTAAACTCATCTTCTTTGGCTAATAATTCTTCCATATCCTTATTTAGAGGCTCTAGAATGTCTTCTTTTCCTTCATGTGGTGTAAGTACACCTTTGTCATCTAAAGTGCCGTAAACCTCGTATAATTTAGTCCTAGCCTTGTTGATTGATTGAACTTGCTCCCCAATATTTTTTAATCCTTTTGTTAGTTTATGGGTTAAATCTAAACCTACTCCTTTTTCTGAGGCTTCTACCGCATTGGTTAAAATCATTAAACCTTTGTGATAATCCTCTGCCTCCTTAAATGTGATTGTTTTGTTTTCAAACATTGTCTGTTATATTAATTGTTATACATTCATTTTTACTCATTTTTTGATATAATCTCTTAAATGCTGATGTACTGCTTGAGCCGTTATTCTTTTGGCTTAATCCATGAGCATTAGATTTTATTCCATCGTTTAGGAGAAGACAACCATCGCTATTTGATGTGTCATTTCCAATATGCAAATATACATAGTTAAAGTTTTTTACGTCTTGTATTTCAAAATGGTAATCAAACCAATCAAATTTTGCCCTATACTTTTTGGTT